TTGAGCTTTGTGATACTCAACATTATCAACGCAACAGGGACCAGATGGTCCTGTGAATTGGCTGACAATAGAGTGTACCGATTAAGGGACACTCATATGTTAGTCAATGGCGATGATGTTGCTGCACGAGGACAAGAGGAGATAATCAATTTCTGGCGCGCAGTCATGAATTTTGTCGGACTCGAAGAGTCGGTTGGTAAAACCTACTTATCGAGAAAATTCGTCAACATGAATTCTACCAATTTTACAATCGGAGAACTTCATGAAGTCGATGACAAGAAGCCTGACGGCAGTCCAGTGAAAAGATTATGTCCCTTTAGTCTCGTACACTATATAAACCTCGGTTTGATGTTTGGAATCAAACGAAGCGGTGCAGGTGTGGGTCTCGACGACCAGGCCAGTACCCGGACCAATATAGGAGTAAGAGCAAGACAATTATTGAATCTCAGCCCGCCTTCGTTGAGAGAGAGAGTTTATGAAGAGTTTCTTAACAAGCACAGAAAGACACTAACACAGTCACGACTTCCTTGGTTTATACCTGATTGGCTTGGAGGAATGGGTCTGCCTATCACAGAAAATCACCAACCATCTGACATAGACTTACGTCTAGCTCATTTGATCTTGATTAACTGGAAAAAGCAACGCCCAATATCCCTTGCCCATGAGGAAACAACCTGGAAAACTCGAGAAATCGCACTAAAGCGACTTCCCAAACCGAACGCATCCCCAAAGGATACGCCGGATACAAAGGAGTTTGCCACGGTGGTCGGACTGAGTTGTATTAATCTGCTGTTTGACTCAGACGTGAAGATTCAAGACCTGATGAACACAGTTAAGCGTACTCATGCGTCAAAAGCGATCGCACGAAACGCCAAGCTGTGGTCACCGAAGGGGAAGAAGCTTCCGTCTGCACTTTCTCTGTCAGATCTTCAGTTCCAGCCAAAGGAGGAAGGGCTGAAAACGGAAGATCTAAATCCAACGGGAGCGGAACGAATTCGGAAGGCGCGCCTGGGCTTTGCAAAAAACCAGGTTCGTCAGGCCAAATGGGTTCAGCTACCAGAGGTGACAGAGGAGGAGTCAAACTTTCTTGAAGAAGAAACGGATCATTAACTCTCCAGAGCTCGTCAACAACATTAGCCTCCCAATCAATATCCCCATTGTCCTTGCGAACAAAGGTTATATCGATCAGTTGGCCTGTTGTGGCACGTAGACGAGCACTCTCAACATTCTCTCCTCGCCAACGAAGCGAGGAGGTCACACTCATAAACAATTCATCTCTGCAAATAAATATCCCGAGGGGGCCACTAAGACAAATGTAATGTCGATCTGAAATCAGATACGATTCATTACACTCTTGGGCCCCGGTATTGTCTGAAACTGAATTCATTACAAAATGG